GCAGCGCGCTTAAACCCGTTATGATCGAAAGATCTCCACCCTGACGGGTATTAAACCGTCAGGGAAAAGTAGATTGTGATTAACAAGTCACAACCTACCGACTTATAGACGAACAGACCTAAAGGTAATTAAACCCAAGGTCCAAGATCGTCCCACTGTGGCACTAGACTTCGAGTAATGGACATCCTGACAGCATCAACGAGAGGGAGGCGATTACCCCTCTCTCGAGAGATGTTAATCAGTAAGTTCATGCACTCTAGTCTAGAGAGGCCTCTTTGCCCAAGTGTAAACTCTTGGGTTTGGAGAGATGGAACCCATAATGAGTCTAGTAATAGACCCATTATGTCTGACTCAAGGCTTTTAGCCTTGAACACTATATGCCAAACAAAGTATCCTTCGATACAATGCCGGGCATGTACAGGGGTAGCTTCATCGAAATTACCAATAAAACCACCATCACCAAGCCGGTCAGATATCACGAACCGTAAAGGACGTGGTACCAAACTGACAAGGTAATCAAATACCGGACGAAATCTATCGTCACAGCCAAGCCTCGCGGCGAAGCGGTGACTAAGACGACGTACGGCATTTGCTAGCCGATAAACGGATGTAACGTCAGACAAACTATCTTTAAGATAGATGGGCTTAACATCAATCCCCCGCATGAAGTAAGATCCACAGCTTTCTCTGAAAGTCGAAGAAAATTGACTTTTCTTCAGATTCAGGGTAAAACCGTAGAAAGTACTCATGCGAGAAAAGAGATCAAGGCATCTTACAGGGATAATAACATCATCCCCGAAGACAGACAGGTTTCGTCCGGATGCGCTATTCGGACTAATCTGTAAATATTCTAAGCAACATAAAGCAGTTGCGAAGAATATCAGGGACTCCAGAGGGAATGTGAAGCCGTTTCCCATAGAGGAAAACTTCTCCCATTCTATTAGGGTCTCGCCTTGAATACCAAAACGGGATCGAGCACTATCAAGAAGTAAGAACCATTTAGGAGGTATTAATTCCCGAATGACCTCACGACTGATAGAGTCGCTAGCAGAAGAGAAATCAATTGTAGCAAGATTCTGATCGATAGATCCTAATCGAGCTAATTCTTGGTTAATCGACTGGTAACGCAAATCGATTCCGAACCTAAATAGACGACGCTGTATCATCTTGCCAATAGCAAGTTGAAACCAGAGGTTCAATCCTGGCTCAACCGCGATGACTCGATTAGCAGTGGCGTCCTTAGGCACAGTGATAATCTTATTCCCTACCTGAAAATTGGGAAACCCAATCTCCTGTAGACGTGAGTACCAAAGAGGGTATGAAGCCTCTAGGATCTCATTTGGGATAAGATCGTATAAGTCACGTGTTATCCCAGCTTCACGCTGGAATTTATTGGCTGAACTGGCGTACCTTCTCTTTATCAGAGTTGACGCGCCAGGACCCCAATCGGCTAATTCAAAGACTTCAGAAGGATCAAAATCGCCCAAAATAGTGGATATTTTACGTACGACTGCGTTATGCAGCCATACGGTTGGCCCGTTGAATAGCGGATCAACTCCAAGATTTTTAAAGCGAATATTGGTCTGCTTACACTGAAGTTCAAATTTATTGAACTTCAGCAATGCGGCTTCGTCCAAATCATAGTTCAAGGAAAGATCCTTAAATTTTGATAAGAACTTAGTCGCAGCGTAAGCATCTCTAAACTCGTTTACATCACTGTAATCGAGCGGATTGCACAAGAGGTTAGCTAGCTGCTCATGCTCCATATTTCTATAGAGCAGAGCAACAGTTAAACTTCTCGGGCAATCGAGAGCCTCAAGAAATCTGAGAATTACCTCAGGCGTTTTCTCGCTTGATGCCACACGTAGTTTCCGGGCAAGCGAAAGCTTGACCGATTTACGCTTCGCAGAAGACATAAATCCCTCCAGAGTTCAGACTGATTTAAACGGAAAGTACGACTTAGTACGGACCGTCGAAATTGGTCACCGCCGCGATCAGAGGCGTCCCCGTTGCATCACTGGGGGCAGCATCCGAAGCTTGGATGGTCGTCGCAAAGAGGGATCGAACGTGACTGAGTAACGCAGTTCGCTCAGCCGCAGTCGACCTCTCCGGCAACATGAACTCCATGACACAAAGACACTGATAGGCTAACGTGGGCCCCGGCGTAATGCCGTTGTACGCGTTGCCGACAGTTTCAAGTGTCGGGAGAGAAACTTTTGCGGTAACACGATAGACCCGAGACGCCTTGTTAGGCGGACGGACCGACAGAGTCATCGCGGGAAAACCGACTGCTATTCCAGCAGACCGGTCCACCCAACGTGCAACACCGGGGGCGATAAAGCCTTCGGGGTCGAACGTCTTGTCGACACCGATAGTCGCGGATGTAGTTGTATCCACGGTACCGATGATACTCGACGTCTTTACGCTTGCTATCGCAGGCATGTGTTAGTACTCCTTGATTTCAATCATTGAGTGCTGAAGCTCTAGCAACTTAAAACCAGAAATTATGTTTCATGGAAGTTCTTTTCCTTCCAAAAACCGCCATCAGCAATGCCAAAGCGTTTGTTGCGTGTGTGACGGATATCGGATTCTTTAGAGTAGGTATCTTCGGAGACGGAAAAGCAGTAAGCTTTATCCGGTCCGTTAATATATACTCGCGAGTATACGAGCCGCCCATTCGCAGCATACAGCCATTAGGCATAGGATTGCGCTGGTTAAAGTTGACATCAGCGGAAACCCGTTGCTTCGTAAATTGCGTACGAGCGCCATCCTGAAAGGAACAACCATCGAATGCAGAAAGCATTTCGAGGAAAGGACCAATCGGGAGGAACCAGTCCACAACAAACGAGAACGGGATAACTTCCCATGCTAGATTCACGGGATTTGTAAAACCGGTTTGTGCCGCAAACGATTTCAGTCGGTCATCTACTTTGTATCGAAGAACAAAGCGAGTGGTGGAGATGGTAACAATTTCACCATGACCAACAACCGCCCCACTCTTCGTAACATTGAAGGTCGACGTTGTCGTATTACGGTTAGAACCGCGCACCAGCCTAACAGTCCGATCGTTCTTGATAAAACTCTTGAGCGATTGGATAGAGCCATGGACATCGTTAAGTAAGGGCTTCCAACCGTACTGAAGCTCAAGCCAATTTTCGGCGAGACCTTTATGTGCGGAAAGATGTTGCCTTGCTTTTCGAGATCTAAAACTCTGGCCATGCCAAAGGTATTTAACAGCGGAATCGAAGTTACCACGCTTAAGTGCCGAGACCGAACCAGCTATTCGGATTGCCGTATTGGCAATTAACCTAGTAGTTTGGCCGAACTGGGCAAGATCTTGAGCGAGGTTTGCTTCGATACTCAAACCGCTGTTAGACACTAATTTGGCAAGAGCTTTGTTATATGCTACGGTACTATGTACCGGAGCAGCTGGCACAAAGGCGTCAACGAGTCTGGTCGTGTCGGACCAAGCATGATTGTACCATACGAACGAAGAACATCCCGCTCGTACGTCACCATCTGCGAGGTAACAACCCTGACCATTGTTGGTTAGTACAGTGACAGAGGTGTACGGATTAACCGGCAACTCTGACCTACGCTTAAAGCGAAATCCTGGCGTTCGTACCGAAGTCCAAGAGTGATAGTAAGATTCATATGGCGGAAGACTGTCAATCCTATAAGGATAGGAATTGCCAGGCAACTGCGCATTATAAACCTCACTCGCACCGATGTTCTGCGTATACGAACGAATAGGACTAACTTTACCCGTAAGTGCTCGCGTGTAAGAACCAAGAAGACGACTTTGTTTGCTATTACTCTTAGAGTGATAGCGCGCATAAGCCTGCCTAAATTTCTTTAGGTAGGTTTGGGGCACTACACGAACAGTTTTATCCTGGAATATAATATGAAGCTTCCCTTGCGGGGAGACAGCATAAGTATATGGCCATGGAATTCTCTTCTTGTAGTACATCATCCCTGAATCAAAGAAAGCAGACCTCAAGATGAGATACACTTTCGGTTTGATCTTGTACGGTACTTGGAATTTCATATTCACAACTTTCAGATCCCCAACTCGGGTTTCTTGAGTTTGATTATGAACCCACTTACCGGCCGAGAAGAAAACCGAAGCGAGTATATCACGAGAAGTGCTCACCGTGAACAAGGATTTACCAGTCATACTTTTTAGCATGCTGGCCCAGATTTGTTCTCCAGTGGTTGTCATATCTCATTCCTTTTGAGAAGGATGAGGTAATGCCTCCTCTGGAGGTTTCAAGCACGGCTGGCGAGGGACCAAAGGTCCCCGGTGATTGTCAAGGTCGTATATAGAAGGCGTTTTAAGCCCCTTAAACGGCATGGCAGGCACCGAGAAGAAATAGCCTCTCTGAGCGATGCTCAGCACCTCATCAACAAATCTATAGATTACAACAAGCGACCATAAGAAGAGGATGGTATAGGTACAGAAGGCAAGAATTAACTTGTTCTTCCAAATCCACACCAGTGCCTCTTTAAATGATTGCATGAGTTCTCCATAGATGATGATTGAGGTGAAGGTAGGTGAAA